CTAAGCTGGTCTGTGGGTGAGAGGTTCAAGTTTTTGTTTTATATGTTGCAACGCTTCCTCTTCAAATTTTTTGTTAACTTTTAGTCTCGGGCTTTCGCTAACATGAAAAAAAGTTTCCATCAAATCCTTCTTTTTTGAAATATCTCCATCTGCACAAATTTCCAACAATTTTTCGTATTGACGTCTAATAGAACTATATCTTTTACAGTAAAAGTTATGCTTATATACTTCTGATAATTGAAACAAAGAAGCATTTAATCCAAAACGTGGTATTTCATTTATATCGACGACTAATTTTCTAATTACATCATTGTAATCAAATTTAAAAAGCTGGGATCGTTCTACACCTTCGACTAAAGGATGAATGTAGCCTTGCATAAGGTCAACATCTCTTTTAAAAGAACGATTACATGCACCTCCTGCAGGAACAAAATTATATATTGATGCTGCAAAAAATGGATATTTAGCCTTAGGCAAAAAGTGATCTATATCTGGCCGATGACTTTTAGCACCTTGAATAGTTCTGATTTCCTCAGCATTACAATAAGGACAGACCTCTAGGCCACTTGCTTTAACTATCTCATAACCATATCTATTACTTAATTCATCATAATTAAAGATTTGTGCGAACATCCGAACCCAACTAGGATAAGTTAATGATTCCTCATCGCTAAGCCTTATGCTAACGCTTTGTAACCTTATTACTTTACGCAAAATATTTTTAAAAATATTAAGTGTTAGATTTGGATCTGCGACCCTCTTATATAAACAAAGGCTTCTGTAAGAATAATAGGTTACTTCAATGCGTTTTAATTCAACCATGAGATTAATGCGAGAAGTGTCAAACGCATCTGCAGCTTTCTTTCCCCTCAGACTCAAAATTGAATCATCGATTAATGCATTTTTGAATATATACGATGGATGATAGTAATCGGCTATGATAGGTAATTTATCAAAGAGATCTATACACATAACATTGAAATTTTTAGGCTTGCAATATATTAATCGTCTTAAATATATTTCATTGAGAACAATGCTTAGTTTTTTATGGTTAATATGATCGTTGATATAACAGTTTAATCTAACCTCTTCCGCTTTCTCCATTATTTTTGAAACAAAAAATTCCTTCATAAATTTAGACATGAAAGATTTTTTAAAACGATAAGAAAATTTTATCATTTCAACATACTCTCTTTTAGCTCAGCATTTGAAATCTGCTTGATTAAAATTTTATCTTGTTTTGTTAGCTCTCCATTTAGTTTATTATTTATTATACTCATCAACTTCAACCTTGAATGTTCTCCGTATGTTGATTTAATATGCATACCTAAAACATATGCTTCAGTTATTCCCGTTCCAAATCCAAATGAAAGTGCTTTTTCTGGAATTCCATTTTTGTTGAGTCGCAAGGATATAATATCTTTTGGTAAAAAATCTCCGATAATTATTGGTGAATGAGTGGTTAAAATTATTTGAAGCTTAGCATTAAAATCAGTTTTACTAATAAATGAAATCAACTCACTAACAAATGTTCGTTGCCATTCAGGGTGTAAATAGAGGTCAACTTCATCTATTATCACCAGTGCATTATTTCCTAGATATTCATCATAAATATTGTAAAGAGAAGAAAATATATTTAACTTTGCTAACTCGCCTGTACTAAACCCTTCCCATCCATATTGAAAGTTGTTAATGACACAGGGATGCAATTTCGAAAGTGCTTCAAGCACATTTAGTATGGCTTCATGATAATAAGATTTTAACTTATTATCATGTGCTGATGCTTGATAGCCTGTTGCATCATAAATTGCATTTGATACATGCTCTAATGAACGAAAGAACTTGCTAAAATGTAAATCTAAGACTTCACTAAAATCAAAAAGATCAAAGGCTTTGGATTCATATTCATTTTCATGATGAACCTTTTTCACTATTTTAACGACTTCAGCAAATTCAATTCGCTCTGAATAAACATAATGCCTTACAAACTCAAGGCATACTTTATTGGCGACAATTGGATTGGAAATTCTCATGGAAGGCATTGCTTTAATAAAGCTATAAATATTCCTTTTTAAAAGCGATTGAAAGATGCTATCAACCGTAAAAGATGCATCTTCTTGAAACAATGGCTTTAAATAGAACAACTTTGCTTCATAATCTGCATGGATGCTATCTAACTGCTTTCTGGTTAAATTTTTATTATCATCATCCAGAATACCAAGCACCCATTTCTGTATAGATGAACTTGGAGCTTTAAACTCAAAGGAGTAACTATATTTTGCTTGCTTGCTTTTTAACCATAGGCTATTATTAAAAAAGTCCAGCATTCTGCGAAGATTAATGGATCTTTTCTTCCCTCGATACTTTGACTGTGTGCCCAATGAACAATCAATGATATTTTTTCGCCTTTTGTTAATCGAATTAAACCCTGACGTAGCCATGTTATTAATTTTGAATATTTTCGTATCTGTTTTTTCGAAAAGATTTTTATTGTTTTTTATAACTTTATACTTTAAACAACTCTTTATATTAATGTACTGAAGAGAGGCGTTCATATCATGTATAATAATTTCCTTCTCGACAGCATCATACCATATTATAAACCCGCTTGACTCACTATACCTTGCGCATGACTCTTCAATAAAATCTAGTAATGTGGATTTACCAGTCCCGTTTTGTCCAACGACCGCATTTATATTACATCCTTTGTAATAGTCAAATGTAGTATCTTTAACATGCTCAATACTCAGCACAGAATCCAAGAGGGTAATATTATAATCAGAACTGAACAAAGCATGAAAATCTTTGAGTATTTTATGTTCTTCAACATAAACAAAAACCAATTCCATCCACTACTCCTATCAAATGCTGGTTTGAAAATATCAGTTATTAACCTGCATAAATCACTTATCCATTTAATTCTAAAGTTAGAATTACTTTTCCACCAACCTTAACCTCATTATCTTTACAACTAAACTCTGTACTGTTATTAGAAACATTAATTATATTCCCAGGCAGTAGACTAACATCATAGATATCATACTTGTCATTAACGCCAAGCAACCATCGTCCATTGCTAATCTCGACAACTGCCATATCTACAATCCACGCACCACCATTGCCGAACAAGAATACTGGCTCAGTTATAGAGTGAGAGATAAAGGTTAAATCTACAGTCCATTGCCCTGCATCATGCAATACGCCGGCTGTCAGATTTTTACGTGGAATCGAAGAGCTACTAATGCTGACCAAACCTTCACTTCCCGGCATCCCTTTCCCGGTAGCCAACCATTGCAGCGACACTCCTGTATCAAGTGCACAAGCCACTACGACATCACCAGGGAAATAATCGCGGCGCACCCAAGTGCTTACCGTGCCAGACGATATTTGCAGAAGGTCGCAAAGCTGCTTTTGAAGAGTGAACCCATAGGCATCCATGATGCGGCGTAAGACAGGCTTACCTCCATTCGACATGATTTCATCATAGAGAGCTTTGCCGCTACCAAGAGACTGGGGAATATCAAAACTTGCTTTTGCGAGTTCACCAGTAACCAACCAGTTAACGTCAGTGCCAGTATCTAAAGCACACTGCACAATCACATTGCCTGGCACATGCCCGCGCTGCAACCAGCTTGCAACATTACTCTTCGCAATACCAAGCCTGTCGCTGAGGTCTTTTTGCATAGTGAAGCCATATGCAGAGAGGATTCTTTCAAGAACGTCAGTAGCCACGGCGTTTTCAAGACGCATAAATTTACCATGAATCGCAAAAATGCATTTACAGTTAAAATAAAGCGATCTAAAGTAGCTACACACCACATGCAATACGATAGAACACAATACACCGAATGGAGATACTGCTTTATGCATACTGAAAATGCAAACAGTCAGCACGCATTTGACTTAGTTAAGTCGCCAGATTTGATCGCGACAATTACTTCTGCACTGATGCCCGCCCTAAGCGAAGCCCTTAACGACGCTGTAAACCGTGCAATCAGCCTTAATAGCTCCCCGACAATGTCCAAGGATGATTTTGCTGCTGCCAATGGCATCAGTAAGTCAGTGCTGGAAAAATGGATCCGTGACGGCGTTGTTTTGCTAGCCCCGACCCCTACCACCACCGTAGTTCGTAACTCAACCTGCCGGAAGACAGGAAAAGCGCGTACTGACGTAATGGAAAAACATGGTAATGCTCTGGTCAACGTAGCCGCATGGCGCGAAAAGAACCGTCAGCATGCCCTCAAATGTCGCTACATCAAGCCATAACTTGATTATGCAAGTTTCTCAGGAACGAGCCATGTTTGATTACCAGGTATCTAAACAGCAGCATCTCGATTCGGCCTGTCGCCAGTTTGCTCAAAATCACAACCTTTCAGAGCTGGCTGAAAAGGTCGGTATGCGGTCACAGGTGCTTCGCAACAAATTAAATCCGGAACAGCCTCACCAGTTAACACTGCCTGATGTGCTGGCACTTACGGATCTCACAGAAGACGCTTCATTGGTTGATGGATTGCTGGCGCAATTGAACTGCCTGCCCTCTGTCCCGGTAAATGAACTGTCAGCAGATAATCTACCGAACTACGTTTTGCACGCCACGGCTGCTGTCGGGCAAATGGCCGCCGGCGCTGTCTCTGGTGAGCATATGACGCAATCACGCAAAAATGCTTTTGTGAATAGCGTCAATTCGGGTATTCGCTGCCTGACACTGGCGGCAATGGCTGTACATACGCGCATTCACAGCAATCCTGCGATGGCTTCTACTGCTGATGTTATTGGTGGTATCAGCGCATCAATCGGCATGAGCTGAGGTAGTTATGCCTATATCTATCGCGCCATTGCTAAAGCGACAGTCTCCTTCCCTTTCATTTGGCCACGGCTGGATTATGGGATGTGAAGGTAAGCGCTGGCATCCAAGCAACGATCAGAAAGTACTTTTGCGTGAGCTGTCATCTGTGAGGCCCAGTTTTATTCAGCGTCTCTCAACATTATGGGGTAAGTAATGACTTTTAATGTTCACTCTCACCTTGAGGCTGTTAAAGAGCCGATGCCGTTTGAGCAGTTCCAGGCGCGTCGTCGTCAGCTTCGCCAGAAAAATGACAATCCAGCACTACGGTATTTTAATCGACTGGATCATGACTTTAAGTTTGTGGTTTTAACTCTAGCCAATCGTGATCACTCAGCCGCATTCAAGGCTGATGAAGTCGGTAAGAATTTTGAAGAGTTTGACGAGGCTCGCCGCCTCTACATTATCGAGGCAATGAACAAGATTTCCCGCTGGGGAAAAATGCTACCGCGCTATCTGTCATTCGCCGACTGCGCACTTTCCTAATAACCCCCAAATTAAGTTAAAGGCGTAAACACGCCGGGCATTCTTTTGCCTGAATATGAGATTAACTATGCAGAATATTGATAACAAAAAAATGGTTGCTGCAGCAGATGCCGTATTGGTACTGCTGAATAAAGCGCGCACTGAACAGAAGAAAGACCAGGCGCTGGCCGTTTCAATCCGTCTTGAAGCAATTGCTATCTATGCACAGCGCAGCGAATTGTCTGCCGTCGAGATAATCGAATTATTGCGGCAGGAAGCTGGCCGCTTTGAGGCATGCTCACAGGAGCTGCACTAATGGCCGACTCAATGGATCTGGTACAGCAGCGCGTTGAGGAGAATCTCGCACACGCTCTGGCTAATACCCTCAAGCGTTCAACAGCTCCGAGCGCTTTCTTCTGTGAATGCTGTGAGTCACCTATCCCTGCAGAGCGCCGTAAAGCGCTGGATGGGGTAACCCTGTGTGTGAATTGCAAAGAGATAGAAGAGCACAAGAACTCTCACTACAAGAGGATGGCGGTTTAACGCCATATTCAGATGATTAAACTTCACGCTGGGTATATATCGGGTACTGACCATCACGGCACCCTGGAGTGTCTTTGCTATCAACCTGCGCAAGCCACAGCGGATATACATTGCCAGCGGCCAGCGAAGCAAGAAATTCACCAAAATGAGAGGGAACCAGAAAAAGTTCTGTCTGCGTTGGCACAAATCGTCGATCGCCAAGTGCAAAAAGCTCAACTGTTTGGCGAGTCGCATGAACAGAAATGTGAATATCTGACTCTAGAGATCCCTCATTCACCCACTCAGGAAATCCTTGTGTATGGGTGTGCGGGGTCGGTTGGAGCACGATATTCAATGCGCGCTGCACTGCTCCTGTCCATTCTTCGCGAGGTCTCCACTTTGCTTCAACGGCCCATTGGAGCCGACGAGCAATCTCATTTCGACAGGGTTTTGAGGGAAGCCAACGTTCTAATTCGTAATTTTTCGTGTGACTCAAAAACGCGTCACATGCAGCATACATTTCGCTCGATGATAAAATCCTTACAGCGCCTTGAGGTGCAGATGCGGCCGCATGCATATTCATCATCTCGTCATAATAAGGACGATTGAGCGGTGGATAAGACAACATCGGAGACTCCTTCCTTTGGAAATAGTGGCAACTGTAATGCTGTTACTGGAATTCAACAAGCCTATGCATACCCGTGGAACGCACCACGGGATGCAATAAGTAAGCCTTACCTCGCAACAACCAATATCCAACGCCGCGCACAGATGTTCGCGGCGCTTTTGCGTGCGCGTGACCTTCTCCAGGAACAACCGATCATTATTCAGATGGATGTTAAGCGCCGTTTGAATGATTTGGAAAAAACAGAAGGTTTAGCACGTGCCAATGCGTACTTAACGAAAACATTTGTCGAGCGCACATTGCCACGCGTTGAGCGCGTCAATGCCCAATATAAAACTGCTGATATGCGCCCTGATATGTTTGCAATGCTTGCAGCTCACGCGCCCGCAGGTGATCGCGGCGTGTCTGCTGCCTCTACTTTATGGGCGCTGAACGGCCGGTTTAACCGCCTGGCAGATATGTCCCGTGCCGATGTAGATATGCTGGCCGGTGATATCGCAAGTTTCATCTCTGCTGAAATGGCACAGGCTCATACCGTTGTCATTGATGAGTCAGATTACAAGTATGCGCACTTACTCTACACCGTTGCTGCAGCTATCACCCGCCAGTTAAAGCAGACACCTCCGTTGTGGGACAAAGTAACCTCAAAATTCTTTGAACCGGAGGACGTCGCCTCTGCACTTTCGCGCATGAGTGCTGAGAGGTGGTGGAAGAACCGCCTGCGCCGCGTTGCCGCTTCGTGGCGCGAACATCTTCAAATTGCCCTTGCTAACGTCAGCAAAAAACACACACCTTACGCCAGCACGATGAATGTGATTGAGTGGCGTGAGCAAAAGCGCCGGTCTCGTGAATTCCTGAAAGGGATGGATCTGCAAGACGATGACGGGAATCGTATAAGCCTGATAGACAAATATGATGGCAGCGTGGCTAATCCTGCAATTCGTCGCTGTGAGCTGATGACCCGCATCCGTGGCTTTGAAGATATCTGTAATGAGATGGGATTTGTAGGTGAGTTCTACACCATCACTGCCCCGTCCCGCTATCACGCAACGATTAAGACCGGACATCGTAACCGCAAGTGGAACGGTGCCAATCCTTCTGAGACGCAGCGCTATCTTTGCAGTGTATGGCAAAAGGTACGTGCAAAACTTCACCGTGAAGATATCCGCATTTTTGGTATCCGCGTTGCTGAACCGCACCACGACGCCACGCCTCACTGGCATATGCTCATGTTCATGCTACCCGGCGATGTCGATCGAGTGCGTGAGATTCTGCGCGATTACGCATTTCAGGAAGACAGCAGCGAGCTGACAACAGATAAGGCCAGGAAAGCCCGCTTTCATGCCGAAGCGATCGACTCTGAAAAAGGTAGCGCCACCGGATACGTTGCGAAATACATCTCTAAAAATATTGATGGTTACGCTCTTGATGGTGAGCTGGATGACGAGAGCGGGAAAGAGCTTAAGGAAACAGCCCCGGCTGTATCTGCCTGGGCGGCGCGCTGGCACATCCGACAGTTTCAGTTTGTCGGTGGCGCACCTGTTACGGTTTATCGCGAGCTGCGCCGCATGGCCGACAGTGAGACAGCACACGGCCTGAGTATAGAGTTTGCTGCTGTTCACGATGCTGCCGATCAGGGTGAATGGGCAGAGTACGTTAACGCCCAGGGCGGGCCGTTTGTTCGCCGTGATGAATTAGCCGTGCGCACATGGTACCAATCAGGTGACGAGCTGAACGAGTACGGCGAAGAGACAGTACGCATCAAAGGGGTGTATTCCACCGCCGTTGGCGAAGATACACCTATCCTGACGCGCTTGGTGCAATGGAAGATCGTCCCTAAAAAATCCACTCAGCAGGCTATCGCATCAGACGCCCCACTTTCGGTTTTGTCAGTTGAATCTGCCTTTGATTTTGTTTTTGACCTTGAGGGCGCGCCTGCGTCCTCTCGGAGTTCTGTCAATAACTGTACGGGGAGTTCGGGATCTGAGGATCCGTTGCCGCCGGATGTTGTGGCAGAGATGGACTTTGACAGTATGCCCCGGCTGGAACGGCGCCGACTTTTGAAGAGATTGACCAGCGAAAGGTCTAAAAGAGCAGCAAAAACCTTCAGGCGATCTGACAAAGTTGAAGCCGCATGCGCCAGAGTCATCGAAGAAATCAGAGAGCTGACCGGGGAAACAATCACTCGCGGGTTAGCTACACGTCTAATACGCGGCGCCGACACTGAAATAGCTGGTGAATGGTGCCGCAGCGCCAGTAGCGGGGAGCTTTTCCGCGCACCAAAACCTGTTTTGGCTGCAGACCTGTCAGCCAGGCTTAATCATCTGCGTCAGTTGGCCGCAGCAAAAAACAGTGCGGCATCAGCTGCTGTAAGCCCTCTAACCGCAGACCATGACAACTAACACATTGTACCAACGTGTTTTTATCAAGGTAATCATTGAGGTGCGCGTTAAGGCAGCGCTTAACAAAATCCTTTCAATCCACTTAATCACCATGATACTGTATATAAACACAGTATTTTTTTAGGGAGGGAATATGCAGCTGGACGAACTGAACGCCATGCATAAAAAAATGGCGTGCGTACGTTTTATCGCCGAGGTTTCGTTAATAGCGAACTGCAAACCAACCGATTTTGAGCTGGCGCTCACCATCATTGCTGACCTGGCTAATTCCGAGCCATGTAACGATGGTAGTGATGGCTTTTTTTACTCTGCTGATTAGCCTGGATGGAGGTTGCAATGCGAGTTGATATCACTCTGGATCGAAAACATAACTTTAGCCAGGAAACATTAGACGATTTGCGCGCCGAGTTACACCGCCGCGTGTTGACAGTATTTCCTGCAACGAAAGTCATTCTCCGCAGCGCCGCCGTGCCTGCTATTGAAATGGCCGGCTTCAATCTCGCGTCTGACCGAGAAACACTTAACCAGATACTGCAGGAAGTTTTGAAGTTGGATCCAGAGGCTGACTATGGCGCGTAAAGACTATGCGATGTTCACTGCATATCGAAATGCAGTCACACACCGTGGAAACTTCAGGGAGATTGCTACCTCTGATATGGTGAGGCTGGTTAGTGCAGCCGGCTACGCGATTACTCCTGCTGAAGCGAATAACTACATCACCTCCCAGCGGCAGAACGTGAAGATAGTCACTGAAGGTCTGCACGGTTTTCACATCTACGCCTTCACTCATTAATGCCCTTTCAGGCCCCCACATCGGTGGCCTGTAGCCATGCATGCACAGAGTGCATGGATCCGCATGTAGGATCCCCTGCCCTACACTCCTCACCACACCTGTTGTGGCGCGGCTTCGTGAGGATCGTGCAGTTGCATGAAATGAGGTCACTAAAGCGGGCAGGCGTGGCGGGGATAGCATTGCGCGCTGAGGCCTCCGCTGTTAATCTTGTTTTACCCATAGCATAAGGAATATGAAATGATTAGCACCCGAAATATTACTGAATTAGAATTAAATGCAATTGTTAATCTACATGAAGATCATTTTAACGATTTCAAAAGCAAGGAAATAAAACCAGCAAAACTTCAGGAAACATTTGTTGCATTTGCTAATGCGGATGGCGGTAACATTTATATCGGGATTGAGGATGTTGAGTCTAAAAGATCAAGAGTAATTGGATTCGAAGAGCCTGAAGAAGCGAATGAAATTATTTCCATATTACTTGAACACACAAAACCTTCAGTTGAGAACGTTCAAGTAAGTTTTTACTCTACTCCTGAAAATGGTTTTATTTTACATATTGACATCCCTAAAAGCCCTAAAGTACATTATTGTTCCTCAGGTGACTGCTTTGTTAGACTTAATGCTCAAAAAGAAAAAATTAAAGGCGAAAGAATAACACAACTTTCATACTCTAAAGGTGCAGAAGCCTACGAAAAAAAGGCGGTTGAATCTGTAGATATAAACGAAATTCTTACAAGTGATCACTTGTCAAATTTCCTAACAAGAATTGAAACGTCGTTGGAGCCTGAAAGATTTTTAAAAAAACAAAGGCTTCTGGTAACCACTGAGACAAAACAAACACCAACTGTTGGCTGCGTGCTTTTATTTGACGAGGAGCCTCAAGCCAGCCTTAGCACTCGCTGTGCTGTCAAAGTTTACAGACTAAGAACTACAGAGGAAGAGTACAAAAGAGAACAGTTAAAAGAAGTACCCGTAACAATAAATGGTCCAATAGAGCCATCAATTAATGCAATCATATCTAAGGTTAAAGAATATGTTGATGGTGCGTCCTTCAACGATGGTGATAAGCTTGTAAAATTAGTATATCCAGCAGAGGCTTTAAAAGAAATACTTGTTAATGCAGTTATACATCGTGACTACAGTCTCAATGATGATATTCATGTAAAAGTATATGATAACCGTATTGAAGTTCAAAGCCCAGGAAAGCTTCCTGGTTATATGAACGTGAATAATATATATGATGAAAGATTTTCACGCAACCCTGGCCTTGTCAGAATGCTTAACAGTCTTCCAAACCCCGTGAATCATGACATCGGTGAGGGGCTAGATACCGCGAAAAATGAACTTAAAAAAGTGGGTTTAGTTGCCCCTGAATTTATCGAAACTGATAACAAATTTACAGTAATTATAAGGCATCAAAAAATAGCCTCGATTGAAGATGTTATCTTGGCGTATTTCCAGGAGAATCCACAAGGACAACTTACTAATAAATTAGTAAGACAACTCAGCGGAGAGGATGACTTGCAGAAGACAAAAACAGCACTTCAAAAACTAAAGAAAACTGGTGATATCAAAGTACTAGATCCGACAGTAACAGCATTCAACTACCGTTACATTAAAGGATAAACACCACCCCCTAAAATTAAAGTTGGAATTTAGGGGGTGGGGTTACAATAAAAATATTTAATTAAGAAAAAAATTCTTAAAAAACCTCAGTCGCATTCATTTAAACTGTAAGATTTGAAAAATAAAACTTCATCTCCTAACCAACTATTTAATTCTTTCATTCGCTCCTGCAGTGGCGTCAGCTCATTGCGAACAAAAACCTGCGCCGCTTTCACCACATCCCCAAACCCTCCCGCGTTATCCGGGATAATACCCATCATCTGAGGCGGCACCCTGTGAGCGGCCAGCAGGTCGTCGCGGCTGGCCTTTTTGATATTGAAAAAATCATCTTTGGTGGCGACCTCACTCAGCGGCAGGATCTTAATCCCGTCCGGCTTACCGTTCGGCGCATACATGAACAGGTTGCGAAAATTACCCACGCCTTTGGTATCACGCATAGCCTTGCGCATCTGCTCTATATCGCTGCTGCTCTGCGCGGCATCCGTCATATACAGGATGTAACCCGCGTGCGCGCCATTCTGATAATATTTGCGGCGGTAGAGTGTGGCCGCTTCATTCAGCCAGGCTGAGTTAAGCGCGCTCAGATATTCCGGCAGGCCGTAAATCTCCTGGTTAACATCCGGCTCTAGCAGTTGGAATACGCTGCCCGTCTCGAACCGATGCGCATCTTTCCAGTCATTGATAAACCAGAACGTATCATCCTCAACGCCGCGCCGGGTGTATTTTGCGGGCGAACACTCCACACGGAATCCCTTCCCTAACGCATTTTTGCGCAGCTCCGCAAAGCCGTTACCGAATGTCAGATAGTCCAGGACAATGCGGCTAAAGTCTTGTTGACTAAGCATCGGGTGCGGGATGTAAGTAGACAGCAGGATGTTGCGCTTAACGTAAATCGGTGAGCTGTGATGTACGGCGGCGCGCAGGCTTTTCAACAGGCTAGTGGGCTTCATAATGGCCTGCACGGCCGCTCAGTAAGGGCGGCTATGAGATAACGTTTAAATAAAGACCTTCATCAGGCTTCAATGAAAATTTGATCACGAACACCGAAGAAGTAGTCATATAGGCTGATAGGCTGATAGGCTGATAGGCTGATAGGCTGATAGTAAAATGAGCAGATCTGAATTATTTCTTATCTTTAAGCCTGCTAACGAACGATGCGATTTGCTCCAGCCCATCAAAAGTTGATGGCATTTTATCACCCGTAGTCATTATATTAGAAAATATAATATCTTCGAATTTTTCCAAATGATTTATTTTTTCAGTTTTAAGCCTTAGTGAATGTTCAGCATAGCTTTGAATGAACCGACAGAGGTTTTTTCTGAGTTCAATTTGAATTATCTGCGCTTTAATTGAATTATAATTTACGAGGGATATTCTAAAATAATAAAAAAGGAAGATGGTAATTGAGGCTGCGGGGGTTATTTTGACTAAATCAAAAGCCTTTTCCAATTTAATATCAAAATGAAAGAATAGCCAAGAGATTGAAGCAATAGATAGAGGGATTAAAGCTCCAAGTCCAAAGAGTGCTACCTTAGACCAATGCAGTTCTTTTTTCTTGATTTTCCCGAGTTCAACAAAACCCTCATGAAGACCTATGAAATTAAAGGCCTCCTCGTATTTATCAAGCGTATCTTTGAGAATATCAACCCTCTTTTCTTTCTCGCTTAATTCTCTATCCCAAGATTCCTTGAGCTGTTCAGCATACCTTGTTTTAGAAGCAAACTCCCTAATAGTCTTAAAGTCTTCGTCGTTTAACAAATCTTTAATAACAGCACTTGATGTAAAACTCAAAGCCTTGATTGTTATACTTCTTGAAAAAAAATCAAACTCCTCACTGTGTTGCTCAAAAAAATCCTTAGCCAGTTGAATGCATTCATCCATTGAATATGGGGAATTTATATAATACTCCATCCCAAAGCACATGCAGTAGGCGAAAACAATATTCAACTCATCATCAAGCATGCTGTTGGAGGTCAACTCTTTAGCAAAAGGCTCTTTGTAATGCTTAGCACTGACTTTTAAGTTAGCATCAACAACACTTGAATTCTTTGTAAACCATGAGAGCATGGTTAAAATATGATAATTTCTTTTTACTGAAAACTCATCGACACCTTCAAGAGCATCAATTCTCTTTAGGTAATTGTCTACCAATTTCCTTACTGTACTATCCATGAAAATTTTATTGTCCATTATTCATCCAATTGATCAAGTGCATGATTGATAGTTCATCAGCGTACAATAATAGTTTCATTTAAGCATTTTTGAAAAGCATTATGTTTAGATAAACGTCCCCCGGAAATCCTGTGCTTGCTTCGTAACCTGATCCGCATCGGCACCGTTGCTGCCGTCAATCTTACGTATGGACCCGCCACTGGCGCGCTGACCGCTACCGGGATGAAAACCGATATAGTGGAGGCGGCTGAATCAGTCAGGGTGAGAAACACTACAGTGCAGATCAATGCTAGCGAAAAAATACGCTCGACGGCATGCTGGCTGAATGAACCCGTAAGCTGAAAGCGGACACGTTTGAACTGACCGGGGACGGCCCCATGAAAGTATATATTACCCACAGCGGCTGCATTGAGCGCGGCGGCAGTAATACGGAAGATCCGAAATGATGGTGGTTAAATACAGGGGGATAAACCGTGACACTGGCACAATGGATAAGGCTGCCAGTTGGCGTGCCTATTCAATATCCTCTGGCCGCCGCACCTGCAGGATCGCTGTCAATGTGTAATGGATCGCAGCAGAGTGGGATGTAACTTATTGATTTAAAGCTAAGTGATTGTTTTAGCGCACCTTCCAAAAAAAGACCAAAGACGATTCCTGTCTTTGGTCCAGGGAAATGGCTCTTTTCAGAGCCGTGCGCTAAAAGTTGGCATTATTGCAGGCGATTCGCCTTGCACTTTAAAAGATAGACCAGACGCAGGGGTTTTCCAGCGGCAGGCAGCCCAACCGGGGGACGGATTATCAGCGTTGTGATCGCGGCGGCAGAAACGGTCAGGGGGGTCAGCGTAGGGAAGGCCAACGGGTTGCAGGCACCTCCTGTGGGAGATGCCTGCTCAGGGCGGTCAGCGACAGAGCTTTTCCGCGCGGGCCACGATCGGGGCAAGGCTCTTTTTATGTCCCGGGTTGGCCGGATCATCCGCAAGGATTTTTTCAATCGGGAATCCCGCTTTGATCTGCCCGGATTTCACCTTCTCTTCCGCGGCGGCGTTGAGCGGATACTGCACCAGCGTGCCGTCATTAATCGCCAGCAGCACGTTCCCTTTTTCACAGCTCAGCATCATCTCTTCACGCACGAACGGCCAGTTATCTTTGCCCATATCGAACCGGCTAACGGTTTCAATACCGGCTGCGGCACTGCCGCTGATGCCAAGAGCGATGCATAAAAATGCCAACTTTTTCAT